GGCAAGAAGTACGCGAACCATCTGGCTACCATACGCAACTGGGCGCGACGCGAAAATGAAGAAAAGAAGGGAGCTGTTTCACGTGAAACAACAAGTGGCTTCAATCGAAAGATAGACGCTGATTACTACTACCAGAGCAGCGGAGACGAGGAACTGGACAAGGTCCTTGGCCTTGGGAAGTACGCTCCGAAGACGCGATAGAGAGGAAGGAAAATCATGAAGACAGACGGAATCATCGAAGGGCTTGCCAAGGCGGCAGCCCAGAACCGCAAGCCGCAGGAGGGCGACTACATCAAGGACGGCCTTCTGTATTGCGGAAAGTGCCACACGCCAAAGCAGTGCGAGGTCGAGTGCGGCGGCAGGGTAATCAAGCCGTATTGCATGTGCAAGTGCGAGGTCGAGCGGGAAGAGCGGCTCAAGGAAGAGGACAGGGCACGCGAGAGAATGCAGCGCGTGGACAGGATGCGCCGCACCGGCTTCCCGGACTCCGAGATGCGAGAGTGGACGTTCGCCAACGACGATGGCAAGGACGCGAAGACGATGGCGGCTATGAAGCGGTACGTCGAGAAGTTCCCCGAGATGTTGGAGAACGGGACGGGGCTGATGCTCTACGGCAACGTCGGAAGCGGGAAGAGCTTCGCGGCCGCCTGCATAGCGAACGCGTTGATTGAGAGCGGCACGCCGTGCCTCATGACCAACTTCCAGCGGATAGTCAACAAGCTTCAGAACGGGTTCGCCGGGAAGCAGGAGTACATCGACAGCCTACAGAAGTTCGACCTTCTGGTAATCGATGACTTCGCCACCGAGAGGCGAACCGAGTACATGACGGAGCAGGTGACGGCAGTCATCGACGCCCGCTATCGCTCCAAGCTGCCACTGATAGTGACGACGAACATCAACCCACGCGACCTCATGGGCGCCGATGGGATAGGCGAGCAGCGGATATACAGCCGCATCATGGACATGTGCGTCCCCGTGGCATTCAATGGGCAAGACCGCCGACGTTCGGACTACGCCGCAAGGACGGCAGCCGCCAAGGAGCTTCTGGGACTGTGACCGAGCGCGAGCTGTCGCAGGCCGTGCATCTCAAGGCGGAGCTGGACGCGCTCCGCAGGGTCGCAGCCGAAGAGAGCAGCGCGGATGTGCTGAGGGCGGTTGAAGGGCAGGCGCGGGCGGTAGAAGCCGCAAGGCTTGAGGTCATGGCCTTCATAGCGACGGTGCCCGACGCGAGAGTCAGGGCAATCGCCGTCATGCGGTTCCTCGAAGGCAAGAGCTGGGAGACGATAGCGAGGCGCATGCACTATGACAGGACTTCGCCCGCGAAGCAGCTCAGGAGGTTCCTTCGTGGTACAATGCAACCGCCATCCAAGTGATGGCTCCTTTCTCTCGTGGCCTCCAGCCTTTGAACAGCTGGGGGCCACTCCTTGTTTGGAAGTTTTTCGGCTTTTCCCTTGCAACCATACATTATAGGTGTATACTAGTGTCAGCAAGTAAGGGCAGAGAGAAAGGAACTGCAATGGTTATCGGTCTTCACAAGTACGGAATGCGCCTACGCCCGTATGGCATGGGTTGCCAGCCGATGCAAGGATTCGTTTGCTGCGCTGACGGTGCGGTTGTTGACGGGCATAGATACCACGACTTCATCTACTACACCGAGCGCCTCAGCAAGGAAGATGCGAGCAATTACGACCTCGATTATTTCGGCTACACGTTAATGGAAATCAACGAGAAGTAAAACAAGGCCCCGCTTCGGTGGGGCCTTTTCTATGCCAGAAATTACCTCGGAAAATATTTCCGTAAGCGCTTTCATTTTTAACGATATTAGTGTATACTTATATATGTCAGGAAGGGAAAGGGCAAACGGCACATACCATCGAGATACAGGCCGTCACTGCGAATCCCCCGAGAGAAGGGAACACGAAATGAACAACGAACTTATGGAGCGCATCCGCTTCATCAACCGCAAGGCAGAGAAGGCGAAGAAGGACGGATACACCGTCGCAGACGGGTTCGTCTGGGAGGGCTGGGGAAACCCCACAGGCCCGTGCGCACGCAAGGTCTGCAAAGTAGAGGATTACGAGCAGGACCGATAGACAACACATAGAGAGAAAGGGAGACACAACGATGAAATACACCGACTTCAAAGACATGCTTCAAAACAAGGTAAACAACCTTCCGATGATTTTTGCCTTTAGCTCCGAGCAGCTTGACAACGCATTAGACGATATGGGGTTGAGCCTGAAGGACATGAAGGGTGACAAGCTAATCAGGATGGGCGCTGGGGCGTCCTGCCTTAAGAGCGACCTCGATTACGTCCTGAGCGAGCTTCATGCGGTGGACGATGCGAAGCGCGAGTCCATCGCGGACCACGAGCATGCATACGACGCCCTTTTCTATGAGATGGGCAACCGCGAGTACCACATACCGTAGTTGCAAGTCAGGAGGGGAAAGGAGTTCAAATGAACATCTCAAAGAACGACATCGTGAAGGCGGCGGGCGCAGCGGTCGGGTTCATCGTACTCTGCTGGGTTGTTGAGTACGTCGTTATCCCGGCTGCGCTGTGGACGGTGCTCGTCCTCGCCGACGGCATCAGCGTGGCGCTCGGGATGGGGTCGGTACTGTGAAGAGGAACGACGGCATTCTGGCGGAGACGGAGGTCTAGCTATGGCATACATCGACTACGGCGCGTTCGCGTACCTCAACGGCGAGCGCAGAACCGATAAGGAGGACGTAGGCGTATACGACACCGACGAGGCTTCCCTACCTTCTGGACTCCGCGTGTACGCGAACATCATGAAGCACCATGACGGATTCGAGTGGTTCGAGTTCTCGCACCATGGAGTCATGGGAGACGGCATCGTCCGCGTCGGGTGCTACAAGCAGTATTGGCCAGAGATTTACGAGTGGGAGGACGGCAAGGACAAGCCGACCATATACACGTTCGATGACCTTTCCCGCAAGTTCGGGTGGGACGATTACGAGGAGTACGGCGACACGAGGTACGCCGCCGACGAGTACGACGAGGAGTTCGACTTTCCGGGATGGCACTTCCACTTCCGGGGCGACGATAACGGCGACACTCCGAGGTACGGGGCGACCATGAGCCGCGACGGAGAGACATGGGAGTGCGACTACGACTGTATGTTTTGGGCTGATTCCGATGACATTTACTAGCGACGAGCGCCGCGAGGTGGCGCAAGAGCTGAGAAAGCAAGCTGCGTATTGCGACGGCTCATTATCCGAATGGTGGCAGCGGTTGCAAGATACCGTGACGGGTGAGGTCGATTTCGCAGACCCGAAAGAGACCTTCAATGCTATTGCAGACCCTATCGACATTACCGATGAAGAGCGATGCGAGGTGGATGAGTGATGCAGGACTATCAAACGCTGGCCCTGAGCTACGCCGATGAGCTAGCCGACCTAAAGCGTCGGTACGCGAACCTAGAGCGCCATTGCCGGGGGCTTGAATCGAAACTGTCCAAGGCGCGCGACCGCACGAAGATGTACCGCGAACGCTGCAAGGCGTGGGAGAGGGCGCTGGCCAACGTGGACAGTCTTCATCGGTGCTTTATGCGTGATGAGAAACCAACGTCATCGGATATGGCATATGGCGTAGCGGCATGTGCTGCGCTCATCCGCAAAGAGGTAGCGCCGACCTATCCGAGCGCCGATTGCGCGGAACTGCGCACCAAGGTTCTTAACGGCAGAAAGGAAGCCAGATGAATATCGAACTACCCAAGGATGCGGAGGGTCGAGAGATTCCGCTTGATACTTCGGAGCTGTTCATCGCGGACGGAACTAAGGTTCGAGCCTTGCGCTTCGAGTACATGTACCACACCAGTGACGCCCGCGATGCTTGGTTCGTGTATATCGAGCGCACGCCCGGCGAACACATGACTTTGCACGCCTGTGACGTACGCCTCATCCAGCCCGACAGCTGGGAGAAACTGCTTGAGGACTTGGACAAAATCATCAATGGCGATGACGTGCGTATCGTCTGCTGCAAATATTTCGGAGCGGACGGAAAAGATTGCTCAGGGTGTTCTCAGTTCCCATACGGCAATTGCGACATAAAGATGGTTAAAGACATCGCATCCCGTATCCGCAAACTGAGGGGTGAGGACGAATGACGACTATGAAGCCGTGCCCGAAGTGCCATTCGACCGAGCACCTGCACATCGGGATAAACGAGGACTACCTGAACAGTACCCTGTCAGCGATAGTCGTCTGCAAGGAGTGCAACATCTACGCACAACGCGACCATGTACTCACCGGGCCGCTCGCCAAGGCGTGTCGCCCGAGCGACCTGCAGCTGACTCTAGATGCCATACGGCAATGGAACGAGACATGCGACGACTGGGAGGGGATGTTCGACCATGAATGAGCCAGATTCGGTTGAAGGGCTTAAACCTTGCCCGTTCTGTGGGGCCTCAGACCATGTCATGATGACGCAAGAGCTGATTGGAGGCACGAAGCTGTACTTCGTCGAGTGCGGATATTGCATGGCGAGCGGCCCACGCTCGAGCAAAAGTGATTACGCCATCGACGAGTGGAACGGCAGATTCAACGAGCGGAGTTGTGAGGACGAATGATTACCGATGAGAAGCGGCGCGAGGTAGCGGCTGAACTGCGCAGGCAAATCGGATACATGAGCGAGCGGTCGAAGTGGTACGAGGACGATATTGACGGCAGCGAATGTGGCAACACGGCCTACCGCAACATCGCCGCTTCGGTCGAGCGATGCGGACATGCGTTCCAAGGCAATTACATCCATATCTGCGAGACACTCGCCGACCCTATCGACCGCCCGACCACTACGCGCCACGGCAAGTTCAAGACCAAGTACGGCAGGGAGACACCGTGCCGCGAGGTCTGCGGATATTCGATTGGCGACATGCGCTGGAACTATTGCCCGAAATGCGGGGCGGTGATTACAGATGCCAAGCGATAAGGAGAGGCGCGAGGCCGTCGAGTTCCTGCGCACCCACAGGTGCGACGACGAGGGCAGCGCGTACAAGACCGTGGGCAACTGCCTCGGATGCCTCAGGGCGAGCAGGGCGCTGTTCGGTAACGATGACGCGCTCTGCAACCTAGACAGCTCGGGGCCGGGAATGTGGCGGAAATTGGCAGACCTAATCGACAACCGGAGGTGACGCGCATGGCAACTGAAGCGCAAATCAAGGCCCAGAAGAAGTACGACGCCGAGAACACGCGGCAGGTTCACCTGAAGCTGAACCGCCGCACCGACGGGGACGTTCTGGAAAAGCTCGACAGCGTGCCCAGCAAGCAGGGATACATCAAGAGGCTGATTCGCGAGGACTTGAAAAAATAACCAGATGCGGGAATCCGAGAGGGTTCCCGTTTTTTATTTTGAAAAAAATTTCCAATTCACGCCTGCTATGCTCGTGTATAGGTATATACTATAATCAACGAAGGGAAAGAGAAAGGAATCCCGAAATGACGAACGCCAATACAGTAGAGAGCATCCTCAACAAGGTGAAAGCAGAGTCGTACGCAGCTTCAGTCTACATCTTCACGCGCGATGGCGAGATTGCATCCAATGGCTGGCGTTTCCGTATACGTCCCGTAGAAGCGGCAATCGCGGCACATGGAGACGAAGAGGTTTCTAAATGGAAGATTGAGAATGCGCAATATGGAAGTGTGAGAGTAATCATCGGTCTTCAAGACGAGTTCCAATCAAAGGCCCCCAGAAATGGGGGCCTTTCATCGTTCCCGCAATTCCCGTCCCGCGTGTCGTATAATCAAAGGAGTGTAATAAACCAATCGGAAAAGAGCGGCGTTGCAGGGATTCTGGGAAAAACTTTTGTGGGTGTGCATCCCGTCTGCGCTGGCAGCGACCGCTACGCTCGTGTCGAATCCGGGACTCGATTCGCAGCTCGCAATCTACTCGGCTGCGGCAGTCGTCGCTCTCCTCGGCGTAACGCTGTCGAACAGGCGCGTCGAGAAGGAGAAGGCCGAAGAGGAAAACGAGCTTTTCAAATCGGCCTTGCGGGCGCTGCTGAGAAGCGAGCTTATGCGAACGCATCATCATGCCGTGCGTGACGGCCACGCTTCGACCGTGGACAAGGAAGTCATGGAGCGCACCTATCAAAGCTACCACAGGCTAGGCGGCAACGGCATCGCCACGAACCTCCACGACGAGATGATGGCGTTGCCGACAAAGGACGATTAGGAAGGTGGAAAGAACGAAAGAGTACATCATAAACGACAAACTGTATCACGTGCTAAAATGGGTCGGGCTTGTCGCATGCCCGGCAGTCGCGACTTTCGTGGGCGCGGTGTTCCCGGCGTGGGGCATCCCGAACGTCGATGCAATCGTGCTCACGCTCAACGCGACCGGGGTTCTCATCGGTGCGCTCATTGGAGTAAGCGCGGCAACTTCGAAGCAGGTATCTGAAAGGAGCAAGTAGACATGGCAATGCAGGGAATCGACATCAGCGGATGGCAGGCGGGAATCGACCTCTCGAAGGTTCCATGTGATTTCGTAATCGTAAAGGCGACGCAGGGCGTGAATTTCGTCTCTGACGCCTGCGACGCGCAGGTTCAGCAGGCCATTGCCCTCGGCAAGCCGTTCGGCTTCTACCATTACGTGGACGGCAGCGGAGCACAGGCAGAAGCCGACTTCTTCATCGACCATTGCGCAGGATACTTCGGCAAGGGCATCCCGTGCATCGACTGGGAGAGCGCGGAGAACGCCGCGTGGGGCAACACCGGCTACCTCAAGCAGCTCGTCCAGCGAGTCATCGACCGCACGGGAGTCAAGCCGCTCATCTACGCGCCCGCAGGCTCATTCCCGTGGGACGTCGCGCAGGCTCTCGATTGCGGTACATGGGTCGCACAGTATGCGAACAAAGAGCCCACCGGATACCAAGACAGCCCTTGGAACGAGGGCGCGTATAACTGTGCCATCAGGCAGTACAGCTCAACCGGAAGGCTTGCGGGATACAATGGCAACCTAGACCTCGACAAGGCATACATGGACGCCGCCGCGTGGGCGAAGTACGTGGGCGCGTCGAGCGCTCCGGCACCTGCACCGGCTAGAAAGAGCAACGAGCAAATCGCCGACGAGGTAATTGCAGGCCAGTGGGGCAACGGAGACGATAGGCGCAACCGTCTTGCAAGTGCCGGATATAATTACGATGCCATCCAGTCAATCGTCAACGCGAAGCTCCACCCTTCGAAGAAGAGCAACGAGCAGATTGCAAACGAGGTCATCGGTGGCGCATGGGGCAACGGAAACGACAGGCGCAACAGGCTTGCCCAGGCTGGGTATGACCCGGATGCTATCCAGCGAACCGTGAACGCGAAGCTGGGTGCATCGGCTCCGGCCCGTAAGACCTACACGGTCAAGGGCGGCGATACCCTTTCCGGCATCGCCGCCGCATACGGTACCTCGTGGCAGCACCTCGCAAAGCTGAACGGACTCGCCAACCCCAACCGCATCTATCCCGGACAGGTTCTCACGGTTGGATAACCGTCGGCAGGCCCTCGCCATTCGGGGCGGGGGCCACTTTTTCGAACAGGCGGTGATTCCATGGGAGCATACAGGGCATGCAGCAGGTGCGGGAAGATGCACGCATACGACGAGCCATGCCCGATGAGGAAGCCCACCTACCGTTACGAGAGGACGGGAGCCGACAGGCTGCGCTTCACATCAAGGTGGAAGAGGAAGAGCCTACAGGTCAGGGAAGACGCGCACTGGATGTGCGAGGTCTGCAGGGACCAAGGGAAGGTCACCGCGCAGGGGCTGGAGGTTCACCATATCGAGAAGCTGAGGGAAGACCCGGACGGGTTGATAGAGGACGATAACCTCGTGTGCCTATGCAGGATGCACCACAGGATGGCGGACGATGGCGAGCTCGGCAAAGCATACCTACGCAGGCTGGCCGCGAAGAGGCGAGCTGCGTGCCGAGATGCGGAAGGGTAACCTGTCGGAAGACAATCCCCCCTGCCATGGGGCCGGGGCGACCGAACGGGCGGGCCATCTGACCGCCTCGCTCCGGACACTAAATTTTCTATCTGCTGGGCCTTTCTGGAAAACGGCGGTTTTTGGGCTTAAAACTGCGATTATCATTCAATAAGGGCGATTATCGGGGATTCTTTCGAGAGTTTCCCCATAGAGCCTTCGAATGTATCGAGAAAGGAGATTTTCAAGCATGGACAAGACAAAAGTCACCTACGCCGGAACATCAATCAGGCGTTCGTCGTTCGCACGGATGACAAGCTCAAGTTCGTCGGAATCCTCAACGAGGACATGAACGCGCTTCTGCTCGGCAAGGACGCTGGGCAGGTCATGCTCGAAGCTTACGCGATAACGAAGAGCACCCCGCAGCGCGGAACGAACGAAGGAGGGCTGCACGGCTTGTACGATGACAACAAGCAGTACGTGCGCGACTTCTATTCCGTGATAATCGACCCGAGCAGCATGAGAATAATCGTCAGCAGAGACGGCACCAGCCTGCGAAAGAGCAAGGCCCTCATGTATCCGAAGATTCTCAGCGGGAGGTGGCGCAAGAATGCGAAGTGACTTTGCAGTAT